AAAATTAATTGGATGGATAATGGAAAATTTTTAATATCAGCTAATGGCTATGGTATTTTACCTGTTAGGCTGAGTGGCTATTAATTAGAGGAATAAAATGAGTATCAATAGAAAATTAGGTGACTTAGCAAACGTCTTAGATGACGGCACAGAAGGTCAGTTTTTAAAGTCTACTGGGTCTGGCGATGTTGCGTTTGATGACGTCTCTGCAGGCGTTACGGTGTATGCAACTATTACTGCGATGACCGATGTGACTAACCCTTCGGCAGGTGATCTGGCATACGTCACGGCGAATACGGGGCTATACCAGAACAACGGAAACGGCTGGTATAAAATTGCCACTATCAATACCAGTCCTGATATAAGCTCAGTTAATGAGACAACATCAGGAAGCACTACTACCCTTTCTGCTAACGGCACGTTTGATCTAACTGTGGGGGCTAATACAGTTGTTACTATTACGGCTTCTGATGCAGATGAAGGAACCGACCTTATATACAGCCACACAGTTACATCTGGAAATACTTCTGATGTTGCAACTATTACGCAAGGTACCGGAGCCAGCGAAAATGTATTCACCTTCGCTCCCGCTTCTGCAACAGGCGGGACTTTAGTTGTTCGCTTTGATGTTACTGATAATACGAATACGGCACAGTTTACCAACTCTTTCACTCTTACTTTTTTAAGTTGGTCAAGCGCAACACAACAAGCTAAGATTCAAGCATCTGACGCAGAGTCTAGTGATAGCTTTAGTTATAACGCTGTATCCATTTCTAACGATGGGGATACTGCAATAGTAGGCGCTTATAATGAGGATACCACAGCATCAAATGCAGGTTCTGCTTATATCTTTACTAGGTCAGGTACATCTTGGTCCCAACAAGCTAAAATACAAGCATCTGATGCGCAAGCCACTGATTATTTTGGTTATAGCGTAGCTATATCAGGGGATGGAAATACGGCAATAGTGAGTGCTTATGCTGAAGATACTACTGCAACTTGGGCAGGTTCTGCATACATTTTCACAAGATCAGGTGCATCTTGGTCTGAACAAGCTAAGATACAAGGATCTGATGTAGAGGCGTATAGTGCTTTTGGTATTTCTGTTTCTATTTCTAACGATGGGGATACTGCAATAATTGGCTCATACGCAGAAGATTCTGAAGCAGGTTCTGTGTACATTTTCACAAGATCAGGTACATCTTGGTCTGAACAGGCTGAACTAAACGCATCTGACGCACAGGCTGGTGATAATTTCGGGTATAGCGTATCCATTTCTAACGATGGAGATAAGGTAATAGTAGGCGCTGCTAATGAGGATACGGGGGGATCAAATGCAGGAGCCGCTTATGTTTTCACAAGGTCAGGCGCAAGTTGGTCTCAACAAGCTAAGATTCAAGCATCTGATAAGGGTGCTAATGATAAGTTTGGTACTTCTGTATCTATTTCTAACGATGGAGATACGGCAATAGTGGGTGCTTATGGTGAGGATACTACCGCAGGTGAAGCAGGTTCTGCCTATGTTTTCACAAGGTCAGGCGCAAGTTGGTCTCAACAAGCTAAGATTCAAGCATCTGACGCAGAGTCTAGTGATTTTTTTGGGTTCCATGTAGATCTTTCTGGCGATGGGGATACTACAATAGTAGGCGCTGCTAATGAGGATACGGGGGGATCAAATGCAGGTTCTGCCTATGTTTTTACTAGATCGGGCACAAGTTGGTCTCAGCAAAAAAAGATACAAGCTTCTGACGCACAGGCTGGTGATAATTTCGGGTATGGCGTATCCATTTCTAACGATGGATCTACAGCAATAGTAGGCGCTTATAATGAGGATACCACAGCATCAAATGCAGGTTCTGCTTATATTTTTGTAGCTGGGTAAGGATATAATATCAGCAAATTTAAAAGCAAGAGTGCTATAAAATAATAATATATACTATATTAATTATATAATGTCCAGGAGAAAATTATGACAGAAGAAAACAAAGTCCCTACAGTCGTGGTAAACGATAAGGAATATGAAATTGATAGTCTTAAAGGTGAACAGAAGTATGCGATCTCTCAATTAAGAGACATTTCAAATAAACTTAACGATCTTTCTTTTCAGGCGGAACAATTAAAAGCTGCTCAACGAGTCTTTAGTGCTACTCTTACAGAGTCACTTAAACCTGAAGAAGAATCTGAAGAGTAAACAACTCTATACTATTTTAAATGGCGGCTTCGGCTGCCATTTTTTTTATTATAAATACTGATAATATTATAAATAGTATCAAGTAATTTAGGAATATTAAATGGCAGTCCCTACATCACGAGCAACTCTAATTGAATATTGTCTTCGCCGTTTAGGTGAACCTGTTATTGAAATTAACGTTGATCCAGATCAGTTAGAGGACCGTTTAGACGAAGCTCTTCAACATTTTAGAGAGTATCACTCTGAAGGTACGTTTAGAACGTTTTTTAAGCATCAGGTTACAGCCGACGATGTAGCTAATGAATATATTAATATATCATCTGATATTATTCAAGTGCAAAGATTATTTAGAATTCCATCAGGTAGTGCTGGTAGAAACTTCTTTGATATAAAATATCAAATGCATTTAAACGACATAGCTGATCTGCATTCTTTTATTGGCGATCTAGGCTACTATGAGCAAATGCAACAATATCTTTCTTTACTGGATATGAAACTTACTGGGAACCCTCAGGTAAATTATGTGCGTAATCAAAACAGATTATACATTCATGGTGACTTTTCTGACGGAGATATCAAAGAAGATGATTATCTAGTTGCAGAAGTTTATCAAATAGTTAATGGATCTTCTCATAACGATATCTATAATGATATGTGGTTAAAAGAGTATACTACCGCTCTAATTAAACAGCAATGGGGATCTAATCTTATTAAATTTGAAGGTATGGTATTACCTGGCGGTGTTCAGTTAAACGGTAGACAGATTTTTGAAGATGCTACTCAAGAAATAGCTCAGCTACGAGAAAGAATCAGATTAGAGCATGAAGTGCCTGTTGATTTCTTTATGGGGTAACGCATGGCAACTAATCACTACTTCAGTCAAAAAGTAAGATCTGAGCAAGATCTCTATGAAGATATCATTATTGAGTCTTTAAAAATTTATGGCCAAGATGTATATTATCTACCTAGAGATATAGTAAATGAAGATAGAATATTAGGGGATGACGTTCCTTCTAAGTTTAATTCATCTTACAAGATTGAAATGTATATTGAGAATGTAGAAGGCTTTGATGGTGAAGGAGACTTATTTACTAAGTTTGGGGTGGAGATAAGAGATCAAGCTACGTTTATCGTATCAAGAAAACGTTGGGCTAATTCCGTTGCAAGATATGATAACGAACTTAGTAGTATTAGACCTCTAGAAGGAGATTTAATTTATCTTCCTTTATCAAATAAGCTTTTTCAAATCATGCAAGTTGAGCATGAGCAACCATTCTACCAGTTAAGCAATCTTCCAACCTATAAACTTAGAACTGAATTATTCGAATATAATGATGAAGATCTTGACACAGGTATTGATGAGATTGACGTTATTGAAAGAGCGCATGCATATGAATACCTACTCACATTAGATAGTGCAAGTAATGGCTTTACTATTGGAGAGACAGCTACTCAGACCTTCTCTACCGGTGTTACAATGCAGGGAGAGATATCTAAGTGGTCTGATTCAGATAATATTCTAGGACTTATACATGTCGGTGCCAGTGATGGTCTCTACCATGAGTTTACAACAACATTACAGATATCAAGTCTTACATCAGTAGCAACTGTAACTGCAGTAACAGAAGACAATCAAATATCAAGTAATGAGCAGAATACAGACTTTAATACAATAGGGGATGATTTCTTAGACTTTACAGAATCTAATCCATTCGGTGATCCAAGTGGCTGATATGTTTGATTTTGGATTTACTGCAGTAGATGAAGAAGAGTTAGAAGCAGTTCAAAAGGTAACTGTTGCAGCTACCTCTGTTGAAGATAGACTAAATAACTTATACAATGCCATTGTACCGCTTTTAAATAACTTAAAGAAGAATCCAGAGAAGGATTATATTCTCTGGCCGAACCGTTTAACTAAGGTAGAAGAGTTTGAAGACCATCTACAGAAGATATACAAGGGTTAATTATGCTTGGTAATCATTTCTATCATGAACGGTTGAGAAAGAGTGTAGCAGTATTTGGAGCTCTCTTTAATAACATTTATGTTGTGCGTAAGGATGCTTCTAATCAAGTTATTTCTCAAGTTAAGGTTCCTCTTTCATATGCTCCTAGACGTAAGTTTTTAGATCGCATTAGAGAAAATCCAGATTTATATAATGATACAAAAGTAGCTATGAAGCTACCAAGAATGTCTTTTGAGATTACTACTATATCATATGATCAAGGAAGGCAACTACAAAAGACAAATAATTTTCAGCAAGCGGGGACTACTGTAGAGCATAGAAATATGTTTTATTCTTATGTTCCGTATAATTTAGGTTTTCAGTTAAGTATATATGCCAAGAATCAAGACGATGCTCTGCAAGTGGTGGAGCAAGTCTTACCATACTTTAATCCGCAATATACATTAACTTTAAAACCTTTTGCTGATTATCCAGATATTAAAGAAGATGTTCCAATTGCTCTAAACGGAGTAGATTTTTCTGATGATTACGAAGGTGCTCTAGAGCAAAGAAGAACTATCTTATACACTTTATCATTTGATATGAGAATTAATTTTTATGGACCTATACAGTCCAAAAATGTTATTCGCAAATCTATAAATAACATTTACGATATTAACGCTGGTGTATCTGGAGATAACTTCTCTGGTAGAGTTACAGTAACACCAGACCCATTAACAGCTATTGGTTTAGCAGATAGTGACTTTGGATTCACCGAGGTTATAGAAGAAAAAGATAACAGATCTTATGTACTTAACGGTTATGTAGTAACCGATTATTTTAGCATCGAGGGATAACATGGCAATTACATTAAGAACCACAAAAGGTTCAGCTCTTACTCATACAGAGATGGATACCAACTTTAGTGAACTAGATAGTAGGATTATTGATTCTGCCGGAGTTGCTTCTATTGCTCG